CTGCCACAACTTGGATGGCAGCACCAAAGCCAGCTAGTGCGGCACTCATTACTGTAAGAGATACAGCACCTAGAGCAATACCTGGAAGTAGTGGTCCAAGAAGTAATAATGCACCAGCAAGACCAGCAATGCCAACAGCGGCAACTGCTAATGCCTTCCAATCTACTTCTGCAAATTGTTGGAATGCCTTACCAGCTAAGAATAATGCACCTGACATAATAGTAAGAGCGGCAGCACCCTTGATCATACTCATTGTGCCCTTATCAAGCAGTTTCATTACAACTATTAGGCCTGTAATACCAACTAGACCTTTAGCTACTGCTTCCCACTTAACATCACCAAACTCTTTAAATGCTTTGGCTGCTATAAACAATGCGCCAGATACGACTACGAGCGCAGCAGCACCCTTTAGGACAGCTCCCTTACCAAAGCTTTCAATACCCTTGGCAATGTTTTGTAATAAATTTTTAATACCTTGGGATACTTTTGTTATAAAGTCTTTTATCCCACCAGCAAGTTTTCCTAGGACCTTAGCAATGGTGTCGGCAATACCAACAAACAAGTCCTTAATTGACTTGCCAACTTTCTGAGCACCCTTTAGGAAGTTATCTAATCCAGATGGAGCTGGCTTACCAGGCTTACCTGGTTTCATATCTGGTGTTCCAGGAGCACCAGGAGGAGCGCCAGGCGCTTTACCGGGAGCACCAGGGACTTGAGGAGGAGCTCCTGGAGGTGCAGCTGGTTTACTGAACAGCTTCTTGAATCCAGATACAACTAACTCATTTACTTTCTTTCTGAAGCCTGATAGTGCAAGATAGAGAGCAGCAAAGATTGTGATTACCTTACCTATAGTGGATTCAAATCCACCAAGCGCTTTGGATAGGCCAACAACAAAACCAAAGACAAGGGGTATTAATATCTTTTCAAATATCTCACCCAATCTTTCTAGGAATGTTTTTTTCTTTTCTTCTTTCTTAGGCTCGCCAACTTTTTGCTTTTGTTTTTCTCTTTCTGCCTCTATCTGCGCACCTTCATCAACTTTAGGCTTTGAAGCCTCTATAGCATCTCTAACTTCTTTCATTGAAGTTACTTGAGCTTCGAGTTTACCAGCAATGTTGTAGATGTTATCAGCTATTTGAACAACAAATGGAAACATCTTATCCACTGTAGAATCAGTGGTCATCTTTTCAATAGTAGGAACAAGTTTATCAGACAATATCGCCCCAAGACCATCCATCTTCTGGATAATCATTTGCTGGTTCTTTTCTATCTGTGTGTTATCTAATTTTGGTAGGGCCATTATACGTCTTTGTAACCTTCTTTCCTTAATCGTTCTTTTTCTTTCTCCAAATAATCAATTAACATGGCAACATAAATGTCACGTTCAAATGGCAAAAGGTCCTCCACATCACTAATAGAATATTTATGATGTTGGCATAATGCAAATACTGTTTGGTAGTAATTGGCTAGGTTATTATACCCAGCCAATACTAGAAAAAATTCTCGAGGCCCTCTATTTTGAGATCCTTAACAACCTTTTCTTTTGTAACATACTTTGCATTATAAACAAGCTTAGGCATTGCTTCAAAAAACTTCTGAATCTCTTCTACCTGGTTCTTGTTTAGAGATAAAATGAAATCATCAAGTTCTTGTTTAGTGTAATTAGCAGTATCGTGTACTTCTTCACCTTCATATATCTGGTCTACACAACCTCTTAGGATAGCTAGAGTAGTATCTACTTCTGAACCATCTTCTACTTTGGTTAAGGTCTTAAATGTAGGATACTTTAGAATTACACCAATTGCATCAGTGAGCTTGACATTGTTTGAAACACCATCCTTCTTTTCAACAACAATTTTGTCAAGGTTAATTTCAACTTCATACATCTCACCATCATCTACATCTTTAACTTGGATCTTAGAAATGTTTGAAACAGACTTAGCTCTTAGGCATACAAAGAAGTATTCAAGATCAATAGCAGCCATTGCATCCACATCTACTTGGTCAATTGCGCAGTTATTGATTAGCTGCTTATAAACATTAATAATATCTTTTCTTTCAGCAGACTCTTGAGCCATTAGGAGAAGCTTTTCTTCTCTTACCGTGAATGGCCTATAATGTACTACCTTATTATTTGACGGTAATGTTAGTTGAAAGATTGGCTGGCTAATTTTTGGTAATGGCATAATGCACCTCAATTGTTAAATTATAAACCTGGGATTTTACCCTTCACTGCACCTTTAAGGTCCTGTATCAGACCCTTCTTTAGCGAAGTGTTTAATTGTTTTAGAGAACCCAATGTACCCTTTATTTCGTTAGCAGTATTTAGAATGTTGATACCAGCCTGAACAAATTCATTACTCATTGTTGCCTTTCTGACATCATTGACCTTAGAGACAGACTCGGTACGAACCTTCATTGCACCATCTCTCAGGCTTCTTGCAAAGTCGTTAACAGCTTGAAGTCTTGGGTTTGTAAATGCCTTACCCGATTGCCTTGAAGTTGTCTGTGGTGGCTGTTGGGAGAGTGTCGGTGGTACTGGTACTGGTCTTGCGGGGGCCGCCCCAACATCTGGAGGAACTGGAACTTGTGGAATATTGATACTTCTTTTGCCTGGTAAGTTGACAACTGTTCTCTCAAATGATCTATATGAGAACGTCACATTGAATTGTAGTATTTCATTACCGGCTTGCCAACTTAAACTTGGCTCAGAAATATTAATTGGATAGGCATCAAACAATGTATATATTGCTAGTGCGGCATCCTGGGGTGAACTTGGGTCACCACCTGGTTTATCATTAAATAACATGATATCAATTTTTGTTGAGTACCAGCTTCTATAGGCAACCTGATTACTGAATGCTCCTGATCTTACTTCCTGCTGATCATGGCTTAGGTTAACAATGTTTCTTAGCCATTCGTAAAAGTAATTGATTGAGATACCATCAGCATCGACATAAAAAGTCATTGTGATGTCTGTTGTTGCAATATCATATGGCATCTTAACAATCGGACCAGCACCATAAATTCTGGCTTCTTGGGTAAGAATTTGCATGCCAGGAAGTGACGTGGCTGATGTTAGGTAGGCTAAGTTGTAATCATACTCTGTATTAAGAGCCCAGATTGGGGGTAGAATATAAACTAAGAAGTTTGATGGCTTAACAAAACCACCACTAGTTTCTGATTTAAATTTTTCTATGTTGAATGCCATTAAAACATCTCTTTTGAATCTTGCCAGACATCTCTCTTGTTAGCACCCCTAAACTGCTCTGATGGAACAAATAATGCTAGGTTCCATTCTTTAGGGTCAATATAAAGCAGCTGCGATGATAAATGTGGTGTCAAATAATGTTTCACACAAGGCCTAAACCATCTATATTTAGATGCTGCACTTAGGATGTCATAATTAATTTTCAATCTTGTTGTCCCATCAAACTTAGTATCACTAATTGTATCATATAGCGAATCCATCAAAAGTGCTCTATATCTTGGAGCAAGGTAATGGATATTCAATCCGTAGAATCCACCAGCAACTCTCCTTATTGGAAACACTAATGGAAATCTATCATAATATGGTAGTTCGTATCTATATTTAGGGTTATATAAAAACATGTATAGTCTACCAATCAATGGTACTCTTCTATACCTATTTTGATCCCTAATGAACTCTCTTGGCAGTACATCTCTAGGGGAAATCTCTGTATACTTCTGTTTAAGCCAGGCCATCGACTCTGCTGAGTTATCTAACTTTATACCATCGTTTTCAGCTTCCATGAGAAGCTTTTGAAACCCGGTTACATTAGTAGTTATAGCCATTAATCTCTCGTTCAGTTAGTATCTGAAACTTCCATTTCCTCTCATCGCAAAATTCTTGACAGGCCTTCCATTTAGCATTGTTGATGCCCCAGTTCTTAACATCATGGATGTATCTTGGTGTTATTCTACTTTTCTTCTCTGGCGGCCTTGTCTGAGAGGATGGTTTAATTTCTATAACAATCCTATCAACATTGCCATTTTTATCTCGTCTTTTTACACTAAAGTCAGGAAAGTATCTGTGGTACCTACCGTCAATTGGTGATAGATATGGCACAAAGAACTCTTCACTTGACCACTCTAAAACATCAGGATGCTTATCCAAATATGCCATTAGCTTTAGTTCAAGACCTGATCTATAAATTATATTTGTTGGATCGCCTCGATACTTAGATGGGTTTGATGGTTTAAATCTGCCTTTATAAGATGCCATAAATACATTTACAAGTATTAATCCTAATATAGGTATTTATATGGCTAACCCAGGCCCTTCAAAATCAAACAATCCCAACATTGTTTTGGGAGCAGATAGGGCTGGAAGAGGCTCTGGATCACGTGGCAGAGGCAGCGATGCCCTCTTACATTTCCCAGCTGCTCCAGAGAAGCTAGGAATGGGAATGTTGTTTGCTTTTAAGAAATTCAATTACGGTGGACCTGGCGGAAAGTCTACAATTGCAACAGATGTCACCCAAGCCCATATTGCCTTACCGTTGCCAGAAAACCTAGTTGATAGTATTGGCATCAACTATGAAACTGCTGATTTAGGATTGGCTGCATTGGGGTTTCAAGCTGGTGCAAAAACGGGTGAAGCTTTGAAGACCTTTATTAGTAGCCAAGAATCGGCTGCCGAAGGTAAAGACAGTGGTGGTGCAACGGCAGGGGGCACAGCTGAATATGTTATTAGATCTCTTGCACAAGTATCAGGTGCAGTTGGTGGACTACTAAACTTATCATCGGGTAATGTTCCTAATCCATTCCAGACTGCTATCTTTAAAAATGTTGAGATTAGACAACACAATTTTACATTTAGGCTTACACCAGAAACACCTGAAGACTCAGTAATGATTGCAAAAATTATAAGTGAGTTGAAATTTCACGCTCTACCTGGTGGTTCGGCAAGTAGTACATTCCTCAGTATGCCAGATGAAGTGGATGTGCTGTTCTTTGGTACAAACGCGTTATATGGCTTTGCAAGATGTGTAATCAAAAGAATTCAAGTTAACTATGCACCCCAGAATGTACCATCATTCTTTAAGAATACAGCGGAAAGTAAATTGGTTGGTGCACCGCAGGCTGTTGAACTACAGATTGAATTGAGTGAAATTGAGCAGTTGACAAGATCATCGTATCAAGCTGAATATAATAATATGGATAATTTAAGTGGTCCACAGTCACCAGAAGGTGCAGAGTCGTTACCAAATGCCGAGCAACCTGGTAATAAACTAAGATCTGGTGTAGATAACCCAACTCAGAGATACTTAAATGGTGGGGGTGCCTAATGGCAGTAAACTATTTTAAAAATTTTCCTGTTGTTCAGTACAACGAGCATGCTTTAAGGAACATAATTCTTAAAGCCAAAATCAGTAAGAACCTAATTGAATCCTATGATGCCTACTACCCATATACTGTTAAGGCAGGAGAAACACCAACATCTCTTGCTTATGATTATTATGGATTAGTGGAATATGTTTGGTTAATTTTCTTAGTAAATGATATTGTTGATCCATACTATGATTGGCCAATGGACGATAACATTTTTGATGAGTACATCATAAAGAAGTACGGTAGCATTGCTACAGCAATGAACATAGCATTGAGTTCATACTATCGTAATTCTAATTACTCATACTATATGACAAAAACAACGTATGACAATATATCGGCTGGGGAAAGAACAGGATGGCAGCCAATATCTAATTATAATTATGAACTTATTAAAAATGAAGAAAAAAGAAAAATTAAACTTCTTGATAGATCAGTAGTTGTCGATGTATCGCTTGAGCTAGAAAGAGTGTTGAAGAAGGTCAATAAAGTATGACAACACAAGATATTCTGGGTCAGCCATTTATTATCAATAACAAGCAGGTTGACCAATTTGGCTATAAGGCGTTATTAATTAAAAATACAAATAATTCTAAGGCTCAATTTAATTTTACAACATACCTTCAAAGGTTTTCTTTATTTGAGGGTATGTTCTCAAAATTTATGTATATTGAAGGACAGATCTTTGATGGTGCAACTTTTGTAAAAACAGTTGGTCTACAAGCTGGCGATATTATTAAAATTGACTTATTTAAACAACCAGAAGATTCTTTAGATGATATTATTTCTAGTGAGTTTTATATTGAGTCAGTTAGTGGCAGTACAAAAATTGTTAGTGGCAAAGGTGAAATTTTTACATTTAGAGCTGTATCTAAAATAGGGTTTATGGCCTTAAAGTCAAAGGTTAAAAGATCATTTAACGGTAAAGCATCAGAGATCATACAACAGATTTGTGATAAATTTTTTGATCTTGAACCTGGTAAGGTTAGTGCAAACAATATTGAAGAAACATTTGGTGTTTTAAATATATCAGCTTCTTCTTTACAACCATTTGATGTAATTGAAAGAGTAAACAGCCAGGCAGTATCACCTGCAAACAAAGCTGGAGATAATAATTTTTTCTTCTATGAAACAAGACAAGGTGTTGTGTATAAGTCTCTAAGAAAAATAGTTCAGGATGCTAATACATTTAATTATATTATTCCTGCTGATAAGAATAGAAGTGAGGAATCAAAAGACCAAGATTATTTTAGAATTCTTGAATTTGAAGTCAAGACAACAGACAATCAAAGTCAAAAGGTTGAAGAGGGTGTCCTTGAAAACCAGACGCTAACTTTTGATTTTATATCAAGAAAGATTGAAAAGAAAACATTCAAACT